GTAGAAGCTGCAAAGTCTGAGCCTGTGGCAGTAGTAGCAGCGCAGTCAGTTGCTTACACAAAGCCACGCTCACCAATTAATAACAAAGCAACATACCTAGAGCATTCAGTTCGTGCTGCACTAGGCAATGAGGACAGCCGTCAATATGTAATGGCAGCTGATACAACTTCAAATAACTCTGGATTAATTCCAACACCACAATCAACAGAAATTATCAATGGTGTTTCAAACGCTGATCGTGGCTTAATTGACGCACTATCACGCGGTACACTTCCAGCATCAGGAATGACTTTTGAAATTCCTAAAATTACAACTGCTCCAACAGTAACACTTGAGGCAGAGGCAGCAGCAATTGATACAACAGATCAAGCATCATCATTTGTTCAGGTTGATGTTAAGAAGTTCGCTGGCGGACAAACATTCTCAGTTGAATTACTAGATCGTTCATCACCAGCATTCTTTGATGAGTTAGTTCGTCAAATGGAATTTGCTTACGCAAAGACCACAGATGCTTATGTTGCTACTACTCTTGGCAACTCATGCGCATTAGCAGCAGTAGCCGAGGATAACACAAAAGAAGATTTGCTTGCTTATGTTTCTGCAGCAGCAGCTTCTATTTATGGCGGATCACTTGGTTTCGCTCGTAACTTAATTGTTAACAGCACTCAGTGGGGTAACATCATGGGTTACAACGATGGCGGACGCCCAATTTACAACGCATCACAACCACAAAACGCAGGTGGCGCAGTTTCACCACAATCACTTCGTGGAAATGTTGCTGGCTTGGATCTATATGTATCTCGCTCACTTGATGCATTTACAACTGGAGATCAATCAATGATCGTAGTAAATCCAGACGCATTCACATGGTATGAGAGCCCACGCCTACAACTACGCTCTGATATCACAGCAACCGGTCAAGTTTCTGTTGCTTACTATGGCTATGGCGCATTAGCAGTAAAAATTGCTGGTGGCGCAGTTTGGTTCAACAAGAACTAATCAATTTAACTGAGTGCCTATGGTTGCTCCCGATCATAGGCATCCTTTAATGGGAGTAAGGAGATGACATGCCAAGTATAATTACAGCCACCGAGTTGCGATCTGTGCTTGGTGTGTCATCATCCTTGTATAACGATGCTTACTTAAATCAAATTATTGATACAGCAGAAACAGTTATTCTGCCAATGCTAGTTACATTCAAAAGCCCAGTTCAAAAAGTGTCGCTGACTGATAATGTCGCCACTTTCACTACACTAGGAATTCATGAATTTACCGAAGGACAATCAGTTGTCATTACAGGATGCGGAACACCTTACAATGGAACAAGAACAATACTTGCAGACAATCTTGGCGAATATACCTTCTCAGCTGCAATCACAAATGCCGACATCAATGAAGCAAATGTTATTCCAAGTGGAGTTGCCACTTTATCTGGAGCATCAACTTATGTTGGAAACGCAGCTGTTCAGTCAGCCGTTTACACAGTTTCAGTAGAGGTTTTTCAAGCAAGACTTGCAGGTGGTGGACAAATCGAAGGCGTTGATTTTACCGCTACACCTTTCAGAATGGGTCGATCATTATTTAATAAATGCGTTGGATTATTAGGTTCATACATAGACACAGATAGCATGGCTCAATAATGCCAGTTTCAACAATTCTTGCAACAGTTAGACAACCACTTGCCACAGCTTTAGCAAGCGTTTCAGCAAATGTTTATAATCATGTTCCAGAAAGTCCGATGCCTCCATGCGTGGTTTTAATCCCCGATTCTCCATATCTTGAAATTGAAACAATTGGTAAAAGTCAAGTAAGAGTAAAAATTAATTTAACTATTTCTGCCGTTGTTGCTTATAACAGCAACCCTGCATCACTCGATAATATCGAGCAATTAATAATGAGCATTCTGACAGTAATTCCAAATGGATATATTGTCGGAGAGGTCGAAAGACCAACAGTTCAAAATGTCGGAGCATCAACAATGTTGATTTCTGACATCAATGTTTCAACCTATTACACACAAACAATCTAAGGAGTCAAAGTGCCTACCACAGTAATCACGGGCAGAGATGTTACCTTCACTATCGGTGGTAACACTTTCGATGCTCAAGCAACAAGCGCAATTCTAACTGGCGAAATGAACCGCCAAACATACGAAACTTTGGATGGCAAAGCCTACAAAGTAATCGACAATGATTTCACACTAGCTGTTGAAATGTTGGCAGACTGGGGCGTTACAGGATCTCTATGCGAGATTCTATGGGGCGTTTCAGAGTCAGCACCAAACACAGGAATTAGCACAGTATTTACAGCTGCATCAGGCGCAGTATTTACATTCCAAGTGCTACCATCATGGCCATCAGCCGGTGGTGCAGGAAATGATGCACAGACTGTATCTTTAACATTCCAAGTTATTGGAGTGCCAACAGAGTCATTTAGTTAAAAAATAGAAACGGGAGCAACTAATGAAATTACCAATCACAATTGAATATAGCTCAGGCGATCAAGCAACTTATGTAGCCCAACCGCCTGAGTGGCAAAAATGGGAAAAGCAGACAGGACATACAATTGCCCAAGCTCAGGAAAAAATGGGCATTAGTGATCTTATGTTTCTTGCTTATCATGCACATAAGCGCGAAGCGGCTGGAAAACCAGTCAAAGCCTATGATGTATGGTGCGAAACAGTTACAGATGTAATAGTCGGTGATGTTTCCCCAAAAGCCACCCCGCAGGAAGCGTAAGCAGATTATTGGTTGAGTTGTCAATTGCTACTCAAATACCAATGAGCGAATGGACTGACGCGCAAGACATCATAACAGCCTTAGAGATATTGGAGAAAAGGAATGGCAGAAGTTGAACTTAGCGCATTCTCCAAAAAAGAGTTGCGCCAACTTGCCAAAGCTTTTACTCTTATGGGCGAGGATGCAACCGAAAAGGCTAAAATTATTTCTTATGATTTGGCTACTTTCGCAAAGAATGAAATTGCTGCGGCTGGTGCTAAGCGAGAAAAAGCAGGAGCAGCCACTCGCAGAGTTGTGGATGGTGCCACAATATCAAAGACATCAAAAACTGGTCGTTTATCATACGGGTTCGCTGGTCAGCGTTTTAGTGGTGGAGCAACAACTCAAATGTTATGGCGAGGACTTGAGTTTGGATCAACAAGATTTAAGCAATTTCCAAACTGGTCAGGTCGCTATGGCGGAGGGTCAAGAGGTTGGTTTATCTATCCGACACTTCGCGACATTCAGCCTGAACTAACAGAACGCTGGACTAATGAAATGAATGATGTTGTCAAGATTTGGGGTAACTAATGGCTAAAGATTTTCGTACCTTAAAACTTGAAATCCTTGCTGAAACAAAAAACTTTATCTCAGGAATTAATGAGAGCGAAAAGAAAACCGAAAGTTTTGGCGAGAAATTAAGTGATTTTGGAAAGAAAGCTGGACTTGCTCTAGCCGCCGCAACTGCCGCTGTTGGTGCATTTGCAATTAAGATTGCAGTTGATGGAGTCAAAGCTGCATCTGATTTATCAGAATCAGTATCTAAGGTTGGCGTTTTATTTGGCGACAGCTCATCAAAGATTGAAGCATTTGCTGAGCAAGCAGCTCAATCATTAGGTCAAACAAAACAACAGGCTTTAGATGCAGCATCTACATTTGCTATTTTTGGAAAATCTGCTGGTTTAGCTGGAGATGATCTTGTTAAATTCTCAACCGATTTCACTACGTTAGCATCTGATTTAGCTTCATTCAATAACACATCACCAGAGGATGCAATACAGGCCATAGGAGCCGCTCTAAGAGGCGAAACCGAGCCGTTGCGTAGATATGGTGTTTTATTAGATGATGCCAGCCTAAGACAAGCTGCGCTCTCTTTAGGCATAATCAGAACTACAAAAGAAGCCTTAACGCCACAGCAAAAAGTTTTAGCAGCCCAAGAATTAATTTACCAGCAAACATCTGCCGCTCAAGGCGACTTTGCTCGAACATCTGATGGCTTGGCTAACTCACAAAGAATTCTTAATGCCCAGTTAAGCAACATCCGCACAGAGATAGGCGAAGCCCTACTGCCTATTGTATTGAAATTAACTCAAATTTTTAGCAATAATGTATTGCCAGTTATCCAAAGCGTAGCCGATGCTTTTAGTAACCGTGCAGGTGGATTAGGTGAAGGTGTATTTGAATTTGTTGATGGAGTTAAGTTATTTTTAATTCCAATTATAGATGGTGCTAAAAATGCTTTCAATGATATTAAAGGTGCAATTACTGAAAATATAGATGAATTCAAATCATTTTTTAATGTAGTTAAATCCCTTGCTCCTATTATTGGAACAACTATTGGAGCAGCATTAAATGTTGTTGGAGATATTGCAGCTGTCGTTATCAATGTTATTTCAAATGTTATTGGTGTAATTAGTAAAATTGTTCAAACTGCTATTAATGCAATTAACACAGTTATTAGAGGAGTAAATAAGATACCCGGCGTAAACATACCTTTAATTGGTGGTGGCGGCGGTGGAGCTGTTGATGGTGGATATCAAACAGGTGCTAATTTAGCATCTAGCGCAGCTGCCGCAATTGCTGGCGCTGCTGGTCTTGCTGGCGCAGGAGTAGGCGGTGGCGCAGGTGGTGGAGCAACCGGTGGCGGTGGTGGTGCAGGTGGTGGGGCTGCCGGAACTACACCAACAGGTGCAACTAGCCTTAAGAATTTGGCAGAGCGTTTAACTAACATTCAAGATCAATTTGCTGATTTAACATTCCAAGTAGCAACTGATGGAATATCTAGAAAAGCGGCTGAGCAACAATTTGATAAATTAACTAAAGAATTCAGAGTATTAGAAAAACAGGCTGAAACTTTATCTTCTCAGCAATTTGTTTCTGACAATAAAGTCTTGGCAGCTCAAGGAATTAACATCTATGTTTCTGGTGCAATAGATCCTGAAGGAACTGCTAGAGCTGTTTCAAAAGCAGTAAATGAAAGCGCAGCCCGATCAACAGGTTCAATTAGTTTTGATGCAGTTAGAGCAAAAGCCGGATAATGTCTGACTTTACTCCTGATTGGAAGTTAACTGTCGGTGGGGTCGATTACACTAACATCGCTATTTCAGATGTTCAACATCAAGCAGGTCGATCTGACATTTACCAACAGCCACTTCCATCTTATGTTCAAGTTAGTTTAATTGCCTTAAATGGTCAGACTTTACCTTTTGATATTAATGACAGTTTAAGCCTACAAATCAAAAACTCTGTTGGATCTTATGTATCTATATTTGGTGGAGATATTACCGATGTAACTGTTCAAGTTCGTAATACTGGAGCATCTGCAACAGTTATTGAATACACACTTATTGCGATGGGTTCACTTGCCAGAATAGCCAAAGAAATCTACACAGGCACAATCTCACAGGATGAGGATGGCAATCAAATTTATGATGTTTTGTCTAGCGTATTGCTTGGAACTTGGAATGATGTGCCAGCAGCTTCAACATGGGCAACATATAATGCAACAGAAACTTGGGCTAATGCAGTTAATTTAGGACTTGGCGAGATAGATCAACCCGGCCTTTACACTATGGAAAATCGTGGATCTAATCCAGATACCATCTATAACATTTTAAGTTTAATTGCTAACTCAGCATTTGGATATTTATATGAGGATAATGCTGGAAACATAGGCTATGCCGATGCTGACCACAGACAGAATTATCTATTGACCAATGGTTATGTTGATCTTGATGCTGGCCATGCTTTAGGTTCTGGCTTATCAACAGTAATGCGATCAGGTGATGTTCGAAATGATATTTATATCAATTATGGCAATAACTTTAACTCACAGGAAACTGCTACTAGTGCAAGTTCTATTGCCCTATATGGCTACAAATCGGAAAGTATTAACTCAGTCTTACATTCAGCTGTAGATGCTCAAGCCGTAGCTGATAGATATATAGCCCAAAGAGCCTTTCCGCAGCCACAATTCCAGTCTATTACATTCCCAATAACTAACCCTGAAATCGATAACGCTGATCGGGATGATTTGTTAGGCGTATTTATGGGAATGCCAGTCAATATCCAAAACTTACCCAACCAAATCTCACTAGGAGAATTTGAAGGTTATGTTGAAGGCTGGTCTTGGAGCACACGATTTAATGAGCTGTTCTTGACAATTAATGTTTCTCCAGTTGCATTTAGCCAAGTGGCGATGCGTTGGAATACCACGCCAATAACAGAGACTTGGAACACAATAGACCCAAGTTTGACTTGGGAATACGCTACAATAGTAGCCTGATAGGAAAAGGATAAAATGGCAACCACTACCAATTATGGCTGGTCAACACCCGATGATGTTTCGTTGGTTAAAGATGGCGCATCCGCGATTCGCACGCTTGGTTCATCTATTGATACCACAACCAAAAATTTGAATCCGTCAACAACTGCTGGAGATATTGAATATCGTTCATCAACTCCAAATGTAAATACTAGATTACCACTTGGAACTGCTGGTCAAGTATTAAAAGTTAATAGCGGAGCAACCGCACCTGAATGGTCAAGCGATAATGCCGGAATGACAAATCCAATGACCACAACAGGCGACACAATTTATTCATCAAGTGGTTCAACTCCTGCAAGATTAGGAATTGGTAGCACAGGACAAGTTTTAACTGTTTCAGGTGGCGTTCCGTCTTGGACTACTGTTTCAAGTGGTGGGATGACCTTATTATCTACAACTTCTTTATCAGGTGCAACCACAACCATATCATCAATTAGTCAAGATTATATTAATTTATTTGCAATAATTACTGGCGTAACTAATGCAACTGCTAGCGGACAATTTTATTTAGAACCAAATGATGATGATAATTTTCAAAATTCAATAATAAACGCAGGAACAACAATGACTTTAGTTTCTGGTAATTTAGCAATTGTTTTAAGTGATACTGTAAATGCAATGAAACTTGATCTCAACACTAATGTTTTTACAGTTATGATCAATAATTACGCATCATCAACTACTTTCAAAACTTTTTCAACCGAATTTGGTTATGTGGATAGTGGTGACAATAGAAGATATGGTGGAGCAAAGGGTTACGCTAGGCAAACTGATGCAATTACTTCATTAGTTTTTAGGAATAGCGGTGGGAATCTTTCAACAGGTACAGTTCGACTTTACGGAGTAAAATAATGAGCAGACCAACAATAAGAATACATAATATACAAACAGATGAAGTTATAGATCGCGAAATGACTGTAAGCGAATATAAAATTCATCAAGAAAAACTTGCTAAATATCAAGCAGAAAAAGCCGAAACCGAAGCAACCGCAACTGCTAAGGCAGCAATTGCAGATCGTCTTGGCTTAACTGCTGATGAGCTTAAATTGTTACTTGGCTAATGAAGCCTTACCTATCTAAAGCTGCTGATACTTTACGCGATCAAGTAAATGATACTTTCGTGGATCGCAGCAGGAAGGCTGATGGATGGATCGGTGATCTTAAGCATCAATCAAGGAAGTCCGACCATAACCCAAGACCATCAGGTGAGGTATGCGCGATCGATATTGACGCTGGCTTATCTGACGAACAAGGGATTAGTCATGCTTTGGCAGATCAACTTCGACTCACAGCAAAAAAAGATAAGCGTATATCTTACATAATCCACGCTGGTAAAATATGTTCAGCAAAGTCGCTATGGCGTTGGGTTAAGTATCGGGGCATTAATCCACACCATAAGCACATCCATGTAAGTTTTAAGCCAAATCAAAATGGCGAGAAGTTCGACATCCCACTACTGAAAGGCAATTAATGAAACTATCTAAAAAACACAAAGCAGCAATTAAGTCATATTTGAGAGCTGTGGCAGCTAGTGGAATAACAGTTGCTTTAGCAATCGTGGCTGACATTCATCCAGCCTATGCAACATTACTTGGTGCTGTTGTTGCTCCAGTAGCAAAAGCATTAGATCCAAAATCGGGGAGTGAAGTGGATTATGGTCTTAGCGAAAAATGACACCCAACGAATTAGTCGCATTTGGCGTTGGCGTTTGCAGTATCGCGGGCGCTTTATTGCTGGCTCTACGATGGGTTATTAAAAGTTTTCTAAGTGAACTTAAGCCCAATTCTGGCAGCTCTATAAAAGATCAAATCACTAGACTTGAACAGCGTGTTGATGATCTGTTTACATTAATCAGTAAGCGATAATTTTCTTATGGCGAACACACGGAAACACACTAAACGCAAAAAAGTAAACCGGAGAGTAGTTCGCCACACTCCTGAGCCTTTAAGTAAATTAGAGGTTTTCTATATTGCAAAACATGAAATGTTTAGAGCTGCACGCAAGGCTGGATTTAGTGAGTCATGTGCGCTTTATTTAATGGATAACCCTGAGTCTATGCCTGACTGGATCGTAGGCGATAAAGGAATAATCCCAACTATCCCAACTCCCGATGAGGATGACGATTAAGCGATACTTGGTAATCTCGGATTTACAAATCCCATACCACCATGAAGTAGCTGTAAAGAATGTCATAAAGTTAGCACGCAAAGAAAAGTTTGATAGTGTATTGGTGGTCGGAGATGAAATTGATTTCCAGACAATAAGCCGTTGGGCGGAAAAAACCCCTCTTGCTTACCAACAAACCTTAGATGATGATCGTAAAGCAACCCAAGATATTTTGTGGGCTTTAACTGAGAATGCTAAGGAAGCTCATATTGTTAGATCAAACCATACAGATAGACTTTACAATACATTACTAAAAGTGCCGGGCTTGATTAGTTTGCCTGAGCTGCAATATGCCAAGTTTATGGACTTTGATTCTTTAGGTATTACTTTCCACAAATCATTTTATGAGTTTGAAAAAAATTGGATATTAGCGCACGGGGATGAAAGTAATGCCAATCCTAACGCTGGCCTAACTGCCCTAAATCTTGCCAAAAAGGTCGGTAAGAGCGTAGTTTGTGGGCATACCCATAAATTGGGTCTATCATCGTTTTCTGAGGGCTTAGGAGGCCAATACAGGACGATTTACGGTATAGAAACCGGAAACTTAATGAACAAGGCTAAAGCGAGTTACACAAAAGGGATCGCCAACTGGCAAATGGGCATCGTAATCCTAGATTGGAATGGCAAAAACATGACTCCAACCCTTATTCCGATTAATAAAGATGGCTCATTTACAGCTCTAGGAAAGACTTATGGGGCTTGAAACAGACTATAGGGTTCGCACGATTGATGACCATATCGATGATTTTGAGGATATTAGCGTTATCTAATCGTTATAAAACACGCGCTAAAAAACTCTTGCGCTGTCGGTAAATCCAGTCATACTAATCCCAACGCAAGCGAATGTTTTGCGGAACGGGAGCAATAATGGAAATCGTTGGAATGTGGTTATTAATTGCCGGAAGCATGGCAGTTGCATGGTGGACAATAAAGCACACAAATAATGAACATTACGAAAATGGCTATTGGTCAGGCCGTAATGATGGATGGCGTGCGAGTTTAGAACACCAAGAGCGCATTAGGAAAATGAAGGCAGAGCAGGTTTTCGATTATGACAAAAACTGAGGATCTATTAAATGAAGTCATTACTACAATCCAAGAGCGTGGAAGTGTCTACGGACACCCATACTACAATCACAAAAGAATTGCAGGATTGTGGAGTGCATATCTTGATTACCCAATCACACCACACCAAGCTGCTTTATGTATGGCGTTGGTCAAGGTTTCTAGGCTTACTGAAACTCCAGATCACTACGACTCAATTAAAGACTTTGTCGCCTATGGTGCTATCTATAGGACAGTACTCGAAGCAGTCCAAGATCAAGATTTTGAATGGAAGGAATAATGTTTAATTTATCAGACTACACCACAGTCCAAGAAAGGATTGCGGATTTTTGGGAAAGGTATCCAGATGGAGCAATACGAACAGAACTTGTCGAGGCCTCAAACACTCGATTCATTGTATTTTGTAAATTATTCAAAAATGCAACAGACCCACAACCATTCTCAACTGGCCATGCGCAAGAAGTCATTTCGGAAAAAGGTGTTAATCGTGACTTTGCGCTGGAGAATTGCGAAACTTCAGCTGTTGGGATTGCTGCTAAATTTGCAAATATCGGGACTAAAAAGCACCTTGCAAGTCGTGAGGAAATGGCTAAGGTAAATCGAGTTAACGAACCAAATGAATATGAAAAGAAATTACAGGAAAGGCGTTATGGTGCGCCCGGATCTAAATCAGCAGCTGTTGAGGATGCTTTAAGAGCTTCATTTGCAGTTGATAATAAGCAAGATGATCCTCAGGCTTGGTCGGTTGCACAGGCGGTTGATGCGATAGGTAAATCAACGCCAAGTGAGCCACCAGTTTGCTGCGATAAGGGTCATATCATGAAACAGGGAATCAGCAAGGGCGGAAAGCCATATCTGGGATATGTATGCAAAGGTAAAATTGCTGAACATGCCAAGTGGGCAAAAGTAACAAGTCAAGGCCATTTCTACTTCGAGGAGAATTGATTGTGGGCTATATTGCTTTCATAAACGGGAAGGGCATTCAGGTAGTCATGGATGATAAAGGTGTGCATCTTGAGGAATCAGTTATCAAATGCGAGGTTTGCGATGATGACAGAGTCTTTAAGGATGGCACATGTTTTAAATGCCACGAATTGATTAACTATGACAAACCCAACTAGCTTTAAGTGTAATGGTTGCAAAAGAGCCACAGAGTTTTTGTGGCTTGATGCCATCGATATGCCTGATGGATTTAAGACTTATCAGTGCATGGATTGTGGCTGCGTTGGGGTTAAGAATGTAGTTGAAGCTTTAAACATTCCTGACTCAGACATAAGCAGATGCGATAAGTGTGGATCTTGGCAGTTTAAGGAAATGCCATGTCATACATGTAATTTGATTGGAGCAAAGTAATGCCGACCTATGAATATAGCTGTAAAGAATGCGGCACATTTGGATCAGTCCATAGGACTTACAAAGAGGATGATGGGGGCATGAATTGTCCTAGATGCAAGACTGCTATGGCAAGAGTTTATTCAGCTCCGGCCATCTCATTTAAGGGTGATGGATGGGCTGGCAAAACTAAATGACAGAGGCAGGATACGATCAGACTTGGAATGAAACAGATGACTTACGCATTACGACATGCCGTCTGACCTGCGGTTTTGTTCGATGATATTGACATCAATGGTACGCTCTAGGACGCATTCGCCCTCAAGGCGAAAAGGCGAGCCGCAACGCGGATTGCTCGCAAGGTGCACGCTAGTTGGGATCGCTCTATTTGTAGCACAAATGAGTAGCCTTGAAAGAGCTGAATCTCAAACTATTAAGATTAATACATTAAAACAAATTACATTTCATAAAATGAATTATGACTTTGAACAATTCTATTGTCTTGATGAGATCGTATGGAAAGAATCGCGTTGGAATTACAAAGCTAAGAACCCTAAGTCAAGTGCTTATGGATTGTTTCAGATACTTAAATCTAAAGAGAAAGATCCTATTAAACAGATTGATTTAGGATTGAAGTACTTGGATAGAAGGTATGATGGTTGTGCTTGCAAAGCGCTCGCACACCATAAGGCTAAGGGCTGGTATTAGTGAGTAGATCAGCATTAAGAGATAGTGGTAGCACTAGACAATGGCGCAACATAAGAGAGCGAATACTTAGGCGCGATCAGTTTATATGCCAGTATTGTGGACAAGAAGCCAATACAGTAGATCATGTAATACCTAGAAGGCTTGGTGGATTAGATAGTGATGATAATTTAGTTGCAAGTTGTCGTAGATGTAATTTATCGAAGGGTGGGCGGTTTTTTGTGAGCAAGAGAACACCACCGACCCCCCGTTCCTTTTCTAACCCACAAAACACCTCGATCGCCCACGATCAGGCTGGATCGCTTTGAACAAAAACGAATCGTTCGAGATCGCTTTGAATCAGACTCAATCGGAATTAGGAGGTGTGCCAACTCCACGAATTCACAGTAAATTGAATGATTTACCATCAAAAGGTCATGAAATGATTGACTTTGCAGCTGAGATCGGCATTCCTTTAATGGATTGGCAAAAGTTTGTGGCTATTCATGGTCATAAGGTCAAGCCAGATGGTCGCTGGCATCACACAGAGGCTGGCCTTTTGATCGCACGCCAAAATGGTAAGTCCACATTTATGATGTTGCGTATCCTGACTGGCATGTTTGTGTGGGGCGAAAACTTACAGCTCTCATCAGCGCATAGACTTACAACTTCATTAGAAACATTTAGACAGATGGTTTCATTAATTGAGGAAAACCCTCGCTTGGCATCTGAGGTAAAAAAGATACGATGGCAACATGGTGCTGAGGAAATGGAATTAAAGGGTGGTCGCAGGTTTGTGGTAAAAGCAGCTAACAATGCTTCGCGTGGTATTTCTAAACCATCAACAATCCATTTAGACGAATTAAGAGAATATAAAGATGAGGATGCTTGGTCATCAATGCGTTATACAATGATGGCTGCACAAAATCCCCAAGTATGGATTTATTCAAACGCTGGAGATCAACATTCCGTAATTCTAAACAAATTGCGTGAGAGGGCATTAGCGTCAGCCACGACTAATGACCCGTTGGGTTGGTTTGAGTGGAGTGCTGAACCAGATGCGCCAATATTGAATCCGTCAACTGGCGATATTAACTGGCCAGCATTTGCTCAAGCCAATCCATCTTTAGGAATAACAATTCATCCAGATAACTTAAAAGCAGTTATCAATGATCCGCCAGATATTGTGCGAACCGAAGTTTTATGTCAATGGGTAGATACAATCAATTCAGCTATTGATGCCCAAAAGTGGGAATTATGCAAAACTGACCCAATACCATTAGATCCTGACAAAGAAACTTGGTTTGGTTTAGATTTAAGTCCAGATCGTAAATTTGGTGCTTTAGTTGCAACTCAAAAATTACCAGGAGAAAAATTTAATTTAGTTTTATTACATACATGGTCAAACGATTATTCAATCAATGATTTAGCGGTTGCAAATGATATTGCGCCTTATGTAAGAAAATATAATGTTCAGACTGTCGCTTATTCCAAAAGGACTGCTCAGGCGGTTGCCAGTAGGTTAGTTCCAGCTGGAATTCCAATAACTGACATGGATGGAGCAATTTACGCAGAATCGTGCGATCGGTGGCTTGGAGCTATAAACAGCCATAGGCTTCAACATGGTGGTCAAGAAGAATTAACTCAACAAACTTTATCAGCTGCTAAATTACCTTACGGGGATGGATCATGGATTATTGGCAGGAGAGCCAGCAGAGTCGCCGTTTGCGCAGCCGTTGCCAGTAGCCTTGCAACTTATTTTGCGACACAGGTTGAAACTGAGGTTGATATTCAAATAGCGTAGTTTATTGACTTTATGGTATATTATATGCTAATGGGATTATTCGATAGATTTATAACAAACACCGCAATCACACCGACAGTTGATGTCGCTGCCGCCAATACGCCTTACAATTTACAGTCAGCTGTTGGCGGATTATTTTATGGAGCACAAACAGCAACTAGAGAACAAGCAATGTCTGTTCCATCTGTTGCAAGAGCAAGAAACATAATTTGTAGCACAATTGGTTCATTACCTTTAGAAACTTATAATCATTTTACAAAAGAACATTTACGACCACAACGCGTAATTATGCAACCAGATCCAAGAGTTGCAGGATCAGCAATTTACGCATGGATCGCCGAGGATTTATTATTCCACGGGGTGGCTTATGGAATTTGCTTGGACGCCTACTCCAGTTCAGATGGTGGTCGCATTCGTGCATGGACAAGAGTCGCGCCAGATAGAGTTACTTATAATCTAAATGCAAATCAAACTGAAATTACTTCATACATGGTTGATGGAATGCATGTTCCGGCATCAGGTATTGGATCTTTAGTTGTATTTAGCGGATTAGATGAAGGTGTATTAAATCGAGCAGGTCGCACAATTAGAGCTGCGCAAGAACTAGAAAAGGCTGCGGAATTATACGCAAAAGAGCCAGTTCCTACAATGGTATTAAAATCAAATGGAACAAACCTTACTCCAGAGAGAATTACAAAACTTTTAGAGTCATGGAAAATTGCAAGAAACACCAGAGCAACTGCATTTCTAAATGCTGATGTTGAATTAAACGCACTTGGCTTTGATCCACAAAAATTACAATTAAACGAAGCCCGTCAATACCTTGCAACAGAAATAGCAAGAGCAGTTGGCATTCCTGCATCATTCTTATCTGCCGAAACTACTAGCATGACATACAGCACAACTGTCATGGAGCGCAAAGCCCTTATTGACTTTAGTTTAAGAAATATCATTACTCCAATAGAGCAAAGATTATCTGCTGCTGATTTTGTGCCAAATGGCGTTGAAGTTCGATTTGATATTGATGATTTCTTGCGTGGTTCAGCATTAGAGCGTGCGCAAGTTTATGAAATCCTAAACCGCATTGGCGCGATGAGCGTTGAGCAAATCCAAGAGGAGGAGGACTTAATCCGATGAAGATTAATTTCCCAATATCACTAACCGCAGCCGATAGCCGTAAGCGCACAATCTCAGGAACAATTGTAACTTGGGGCGAGCGCGGAAATACATCTGCTGGAGCAACAGTATTTGAAAAAGGATCAATTGATTTTTCAAAACCAGTCAAATTATTACTAGAGCATGACCGCACACGACCAATTGGTAAGTTAATGGATATTACAGCTGATGATGCTGGTATCGAAGCAACATTTAAGATTGCCGGAACAATTGCTGGCGATGATTCTTTATTAGAAGCAGCCGAAGGCCTACGCGATGGATTTAGCGTTGGAGTTATGGTTGATGACTGGAAAAACAAAGATGGCGTTATGTCAATAAGTGCAGCTAAGTTAATTGAGGTTAGTTTAGTAACCGATCCTGCAATTGATAGCGCAAGAGTTGCCGATGTCGCAGCAACAGAAACACCAACAGAGAATTCCGAAGCAACCGCTGAGGATACAACAACACAGGAGGACAAAGTGTCTGATATAACTTCAGATGCTCCTATCGCAACCGAAGCGGTAGAAGCTGCAAAGTCT